TCCATCAAAATCGCCTGTCCGCCCATCTTGCGGTCAGCGTAACGGCTGTATCGTTCGACCATCTGCGGACTCATTCCGACTGCATCACATATCTGTGGAGTGCTGTACCCATACTGGCGAAGTCGGATAACTGCATTGGCTCGAAGGCCGTGCCAGACAACATCAACAATCACTGGATGCTTTGCCCTCACCTCTTCCAATTTCTTCCACAAGAGGTTTGGTGTGAATGGTTTGCCATTATCCTGATACAGAAATGTCCCAGATCGTTTTTCCCACTTTAATATTTCAGCTTCCAATTCTGGAAAAATCGGGCACCAAGGCCGAACACCGGTTTTCTTTTGCCGGAGACTGAAACCACCATCATCGATATCGCTCCAGCCAAGACGAACAACGTCACTAATTCTCTGGCCGGTGTAACGCGCCAGTACGTAAGCACGATGCAACATGCCTTCAAAGTTGTCGTCAGCGAAGGAAAGCTGTTCAGGTGTCCAAGGCTTATGCCCTTCACCCTGTTGAAAATGCGTAACGCCTTGTGTTGGATCTCGGCTTAACAGTTCACGAGGCCCACGTGCCCACCGGCACATAGCGCGCAAAGCATCGAGCAAGTTGTTTGCGGAGCCGGGTTTTTCTGCGCCGATTTTTTCCATCAATGCTTGCACATGGGAGGGTCTGAGAGCATCCGCTTGCAAGTTGCCCCAGACTTTACGAATCACCCGCAATTGGCGGTGGTATTGTTCCGTGGTGCTATCCGCTAGTTTTCGCGGCAAGCCCGGCCACGCAGCCTCATAAGCGTCGATTAAAGAACCAATCGTGTCTGTGGCTACAAAACCATTAATGCCTTGCGCCTGCCGGACAGCCTGCCAAAACTCAGGCGTGCGCGGATCATTAGGAAGCTTGATCCTCTCACCGACATGCTTGGTGCCGCGCCCTTCCTGATAATAAAAATATTCCCGCCCACGCGAAACAACACGATGTACTCCCTTTGGTAGAGAAATGGTTGCTGGTTGGCGTAATTTACGTGACATTGTTTAACCCTGCCATGAATGGATCGTCAGTAGCTCCACCTGTTGAATGTGCATCAAGCAAAGCTTGCACCTGCGACCAACTCCACCGCACAGAGCCACCCAAACGCACAGGCTTAGGAAGCAAACCACGCCTTACATAATCATCAACGGTCGTCTCACTAATATCCAATTCGGTCGCCAAACGAGCCTTACCCAGATATGAAGGAGGACGATCTCCTAAAAGGATGCGAGGAAATTCCTCAGCATTTTTCATGAGTACAGAACGCTTTGCCATCACTCATCCTCCTCGGTCGTGTTATTTCCGCGCTCTTGCACCGTGGTCATGTTGAGCGGTGACAGGTATTCATTGCCACCGTCGATTTCCGGCATGTTTTCCCAGCCGCGAATTTCATTCTGTGATAGCCAGCCGCCATCACGGCCAATGCGGTAACTTTCGTAACGCGCCTTCATATCTCCGCGCAGAAGCCCTGCCAGATCGTGTTCAATGAATAAGCTCTTGCGGCTGTCAGTGGTCAGCAGCGCCGCATTCATGGCCTGCTCAACACGCTTTGCCATTGGAGCCAGACAACGAACCACAAGAGCACGGCTTTCCTGATCTGTGTTTGAATAGGTCGCATTGTCGGTAATGCCGGCCACGGTTGGCGGTACGCCCCAAATCCGGCAAATATCCAGATTGGTCAGCTTGCGGCTATCCAAAAACTCAGCGTCTTTTGACGAGAACGAAAATGATTTCCATTCTGTGCCTCCGTCGAGAACCAACACGCCACGGGTTGCCAGATCAGAATTGACCTTGGCTTCCATTTTATCGAGTATGTCTTTGCGCTGATCTTTTCCGATTACATTCGGAAACACCAAAGCGCCTTCCGGCAGAAAGCTTTTTTGCGCTTGCTTACCGGCAGTCTCTTGCTGTGTCAGAGCGAGATTAAAGGTCTCCCGCGCAATCTGGATAGGTGAAAGCCCCATCACACCGTCACGGGCAAGGCGATAGCGCAAGTGCAGCATTTCTTCCTGCAAATATATGCGCACACCCTGCTTGCCGGTCACACGATAACGTAGACGACCACTTTCCAGCGTTTCAACAGACACCTTGCCTGCATCAATCGGATAGAGCGCTGTAACCTGACCGCGCCCGTTCCACTCCAAACGGGCGTAAGCATTGCCTGCAATCATCAGAGAAGCCAGAAGCATTTCACGGGCTTCAAAGGCAGTCTGAAACGGGTTCGCCATATCATGCAGCACGGTATAAAGCGGATGCTCGGAAGCCTTAACCCGACCGCCATTATCAGAACGGCGATAGAGATTGAGCGGCATCGCAGCAAGGTTTTGCGTGACAATAGAAATACAGGCGTGAGCAACGGCCATGCCGCTCGCTCTGTTTGCGTCGACATAACCACCAATGCCACCGCGCAGGCCGAACCACTCAGCAAGATACGGATCATCTGATTTTATGGCCGAACGGGTCTCACGTTTCAAAAGACGATCAAGAAAACTCATTTGCTGATCTCCAACAAACGCAACGCACGGTCTGCATAGGCTTTGAACGGATTAGCAATCATGCGCGACCGCGCATTGATCACTGTGCCGTCATAAGCAGGCCAAGCCAGAACCACGCTGATTTCATGAAGCTGTACAGCCCGTAATTCGCGGACATTACCATCGCGCTGTTCATCCAGTGCCGTGAAGCCAAAAGACATACCGCCCAGATCACCACGTTCTGCCAATGCCAACACGTCACGCCCTGCCTGTGTATCCGGCAAATCCAGATCAAAAGACAAGCCGCGACTATCCTCAGACAGGCGCAGCGTATTGGAGCGGGTACGGGCAAGCACACGGCTTGGATCGTGATCGACCAGTGCCAACACATCGGAGCGCGAACGTAGCGAACCGCCAAAAGCACCGGCTGCAATCGTCTCGCTGAATTTGCCACCAATATCGGCAGCAATGCCAAAGGTCGCGGCATAGCCTTCCAGCCTGCGCCCCTTGGCTCGGATTTCGACAGGCAAGCCCCGTCGTTCAAAATGGTTCATACCGAATGCTCCCGAAACGGAGCAATGAGACGATGAATGCTGACATCATCGCTCACAGCTTCGCGGTTTTCATAGAATTGAGAAACAAGCATAAGTGCCGCCAGCTCAATCGCTGGCGGCAATAGATCTGCACTCACATCAACATTCATAGAGCGCAGGTGATCACCTGCCGCTGTAATCAAGCGCGTGATCAGGCTGTCATCATCGTCAAAATCAACGCGCAAATATTCTTTTGCAGCAACAAGCGAGATCATGGATCAGATCTCCGAGAACGCGAATGCTTCTGTGTGGCGCACAGTCACATCAGCATCGAGGAAGGCATGCAGCAAGGCACCACCATTGGAAGCAACGTCTGGATGATAAGGATTGATCAGGATATCAACCGCAGACCAATAACCCAGATACAGCTCACCCCACTGCCCATAAATAAGGGCTGATTTATCAGCATCAGCACCAATATTTGACGGAACCTGTGTGCTTGTTTCAACGCGCTGCGCATGGAAAAGCTCAGAAGCTGGAATAACATGATTGTCAGCATCCTTGATCTTGCGAACCATCTTCATAACGGTCGGGTTTGTGAGAAAGGCTGTGGTGCCGGTCACATCATCCAGCTCAAGGGCTGCGATCAGATCCGCTGTAGTGTCTGAAAAATCGGTAGCAGCAGCGATTTTGCCGATGTTTGGTGTTTTGAGAATGCCGAGCGGTTCCGCGCCTGCACCACTGCCGTTCAAAGCTGCGCTATCAAGCGCCTGTGCCAGCAGAAAGCCCAGATCACGGCGCAACAGATCTTCAATCGCGGTCTGCGATTGCAGCATCAGGCGGCGGGAAAGACGATATTCGCCGGTGACAGTTTTCGGAGCCATAGACACTTTGGCAAACTTAACCGAAGTGCGATCAGCGTTTTCGTTTTCCGCAACCCATTTAGTCTTGCCGCTCTCAATCATATTCGGCAGATCCACGAAGCTGGTCAGACCGCGCATGACTGTTGCGCCCATACTTTCAACCTTCAAAGCAGGGCGATAACGATCAGCGACAGCGCCAAGCTGTGTGGCAACAGTAAAGCCACCGGCAGCAGCCGCACCAACAGTCTGCGAACGCTGTTCAATGCCGCCAAGAATGATTTCGGAAGGTACGGCAAGATGAATGCCAGATGTACCGGAACGGCTTTCACGACCGCGCTTTAATTCTTGATCGATTTCAGCTTCACGGCCAGACAAGCGACCAGCCAAAGCGCCATTAATGGCCGAGGCCAGCGAGTAATTGCGCAGTTCACGATCAAATTCGCCACCATGGACGGTTTCACCGCGCTGTTCCTGCCGCTCATATTCAGCCATGCGCTCTTCGCGAGCGATCTGACTGTCAATGGTCTGCACTTCTGCTTCAAGGGCTTTGAAACGGGTTTCTTCATTGACTTCAAGTGTCGCTTTGGCATGAAGACCGCGCATTTCAGCGATCTTAGAGGAGCGTTTTTCGCGCAGTTCGATTAGTTTTTGCATTTCAATCTCCATAGGTTTGGGAATTACCGTCCGGAGGAAAATCAAGAATTGGTATGCTTAGAGTGAGTAAATTAATTGCCACTATTGGCAGAGAGAAATAGCCAGCTTGTGCCCCTTGTCTGGTTTCCTTGCGGAAAACCCCGCGCCCCAGAGAGGCACTTTCCGTTCCGGTCTGCTGGCGAGACCGCTTCTTGACGGCGCGGGGTAATTGTTATTTGTGAGATTTGCCTGCGATTAAATCGGCAACAGCCTGCAAAAGCGGCAACTCCAACTCAGCACTAAGATTTTTGCCTGTTCGAAAACGGTGTGTTTCTTCTTCGAAAATTTTATTTACGTCTCTAAGGTTGCTAAAATCACCGGTATTTGCCGTATGCGCGAGAAGCGGATGCTGAAAAACGTAATTGCTATTTTGTACCCTTATGTATGCAGAACCGCCTCTAT